AAATATAATCTACATTAAGAATTGGATTAATATTCCATCTGTTATTTTCAAAAAAAGATAAAACGTCTGAATGATTTACAATATTCTCATCTTTATTAGGAATACTTACTCCTTTAACATCAGTTCTATCAAATGTTAAATTAGGAGAGGTAGTTGATATTGTGTATCTGTCATGATAATTTAGTAATTCTTTTAGTGGTCTAAGTTCTAATTCTATTATAGCATCATGATAAAGTAAACTTGAAATAGGTAAGGAAGCTCCAATATTTCTATGAAACCAGAATGGTATAGGTATATTAATATTTTGACTATTCGTACTAGGTATAGAATTATTGGCAGAATTGATATAATTGGATTGTTCAGTATGGGTAAATGTGTTGTAATTTTCTTTTTTATAAGACAATTTATCTTTACAAACCAATTCATTAAGTTTTGATAATTTATCGGATGAATTTGAAATATTATTATAGATAAACATATATTCGCTATCATAATCCTCTACTACTATACCACCAATAAGAATTCTAGCATTTTTTATTATAATATTACCTATATTGTTTGCCCAATGTAAGTGGATTTTATTCGTATCTTTATCAGAAAATATAGCAGGTAAATTTACTTCTAGAAAAAGTGTATTAATCAAATCACCATTTTTATCAAGTTTAAGTTTGATTTTAGTAGTAGAATCGTATGATAAATTACCTATAAATTCAAACTGAAGATCAATAGTTTGTATAGCAAAATTAGAATATTTATGGTAAACCTTTTTGAAAAAACTTATCTGGGGATTTTTTGTCAGATACGAGTTCTCTTTACCTTGTGAATAAAGTTGTAATTTAGCTCCAGTCATTTATAATATAAAAATAAATTTCCTTTAGCTTTATATTAATTAATTAAAGATTAGTTACTATAATTAGTTATTTAATGTCACTAACATCATATCAAAAAACTTTAGTTACTATAGATGTACTTGGTCCTTGCTTATCTACACTGTTATTTGTATTTTTAAGATATTCACGAAGAATATCATATAGTCTATGGCTTACATATCTTTTCGGAATAGGAATAGGTTGCTTATGGGAAATTCCATTTGGATTAGCTGGTGATAGCTTTCTTATAGCTTCATTTGACAATCCACTTGGCTTTGGAGTTCACATATTACACGCATTTTGGGACAGCCTGATTTTTCTGTTCGGTATGTATTTTATTCATATTTGGAATGATAATAGATATTGCGGTTTAGCACAATTAGGTATGCTTGTAGTATATGGACTCCTGCAAGAATTTTTAGTTGAATTAATATTCGATAATAATTATTGGTATTACCAGACTGACAATAGACATAACCCAGTCGTATTTACTATCAATGGAACTGGATATACATGTGTGCCTTATTTAGTTTGGATTATGTCCCCTATTCTATATCTAACAGGTGTTTTTTCAATTATAGATACTTATGGACCACTAAGAAAAGATGGAAGAAGAGAGATAAATGATTCAAGGTGTAAAAATCTTATTGAAAAAGGAGAAGATGAAGATTCGTGGCCTTCTGTATCAACAACTATAACAACTTTATAATTATTCAAGTTTAATGTATCTGTTTTTAATACTTGGTAACTTTTTATAATTATTGAATTTTGCGACTAATTCATTGTATTTTGTAGAAAATATATAAGCTGAACGCTCAATATTAAATTTTAATTTATAAAATGTTTCATTATTTGTTATATTAAATAGTGTAACATATTCATCATTTTGATAGCATTCAATATTATTAAATGGTAAAGATCTATGAAAATCATTTTTATGTTCTTTACATATCATAAGCGAACCGTTAAGGTCAACATGTAAAATATATATTTTAATACTGTTTTTTTCTATAAGGTCTATTTCAATACCTTTGACTAAAAGTTCAATAAAAGGTAATAGATGACTATTATTTTCATATTTTTTTACATTTTTATTGAATACATCAAAACAATTGATAACAGATATCATTTAAATAATTATAGATTTATTTAAATTATAATTAACGAGGTTATAACTTTTTAATAGTATAAACCCTTTAGTTTAGCCTCCATTATATATAGAATATTTTGTGTTGAATATAAGCCTATATTGTCTCTTATAAAAGGATAAAATTCTCCATGAAATACGTAAAATGACATAAATCTTGTTTTAATAGGGCTTTTTTCTAAATTATGATTTACAAAATCATAGGAATTATAAAAATAAGCTACCTCGATATAGTCATTGAATTTACAATGATAATCATGTAGACTATTAAGAATCTTAAAATCATGACTTGCTATTGTATGATAATATCCAGAATCTATTAATTTTTTGGCATTCGTAATGTATATTTCATCAATTTGCTTACTATCATATACATCGCCCTCATATATTCCTTTAACTAATCTAACATGTCCTCTCATAGTTAATATGTAATCTATTTTAGAACTTACAGATTCATTATACGCGGCAAGCGTAATACCAATATTTTTGTATCCCTTGGATAATAATTTAAGATAAAAGTTGTATTCGGTATCCAAAGTCTCTTGTATAATAGCCGATAGCCAGATAAAAATATTCTTTCGCTGAGCATAATCAACTATATCCAATAATCTTTTCCACTGCTGTTTCTTACATAATGACAACTGTTGTATTTTGATAGACATTTTATTACGTTTATAGATGGTTCCCGGTTTGCTTATTCTATCAAGATAATTTATAATTTTATAATATTCATAGTAAGAATTATTATTTTCTGTAAAAATAGGTAAAATGCTCAGACTAATTAAAAAATCATTATTAGTTATTTTTTGAATTACTTTTTGATTATCTTCTAATGTAGATTTTAGATTAAGTACATATATAGCATAAACAGCTATTAAGAAAAATATTATATATATAACTTTACTTAGCATATTATATATATCATATTAAATTATAATACCAATTTTTAATGATTAGGAAAATTATTTATTAGCATAAACTAAACCACCCATGCCATTTCTAATATCTAATATATTGTAGTTGACAAAATATACGGTCATATTATATTTGTAATTCTCGTTATAAGATGATGGTTCTTTGAAATTAACATTTAAAACAAGATTATCTATTTCAGACATATTTAAGAATCCGGTCGGCTGTATTTTCCCAGGAGATTTAGATAATGAATAAACAAGAATATCATCTACATATGTTCCATTATAATGCTGATATTGCTGTTCAAGATTAAAATATTTAGTAGATTTATATTCAAGTCTGTTGTTATTATCAATTTCAATATTCATTGAATCAATTATTCTTCTATCGTAAAATTTATGGTTTTGAATATCTATGGATGGAATATTATTATATTCTCTAAATTTCCAAATATCAAGCAACGATTTAAGATCCGATTGGCTATAAATTCTATCTTGTTTAAATGTTTGAAAGTCTTTATAATTAATTTCCACGTAATCGTTATTTGAAAAGTTACTCCATTCATTTTTTTTTTCAGCATCTGCCCTTTTAGGAACAATAATAATTTCTTTTATTGGATGATAAACTTCAAATTCAAAATTTTTAGTTCCTTCTACACTTAAAATATTAAAACTTGTAACTTGTTCTATTAAATATTTTTGAGAATTTTGTGCTATAAGATTTCTTTCCTTATTATCAAGAAATATATAGTTAATTTCAAGTTGAGGATCAAGTTCCCAAAATGAATTAATGAAATAATTTTCAATACTTAAGTTTTCTGGCGGTTTTACCCATCTGTATCTATCTTGGTTTAATGTAACACTTGCACTGTTAGTATGGGATATAGTTTCTTTATTAGAAATAAGACACAGATCTCTAAAAGATCTTAATTCAAAATCGATGAATACTTGATGATATTTAAGTGCTATAAGAGGTAATGAAAGTCCTCTGTTTTTAGTAAACCAGAATAATAAAGGAACAATAATTTTTTTTGATTTAATACTTGGCGAAGTATTGTAAAACTTGTTAATTTTATTTTCACCGTCCAATTGATTAGAGTTATGAACATGAAAATAAGTATTACTATTAATAGATTTGTCAAATATATCATTTTTACCTTCTAAATTATTTAATTTGAAATAGTTATATATAAATTCACCTGATATAGTTTCTATTAGTGTATCTTCAATATAAATTGACGCTGATTTGATAATACTTGTCCCAATATTTTCAATATATTTAAATCCATTTTCCTGTTCTGATTTTATTGCTGGAAGTTGAAATGTTAAAAAAATATTATCTATAAGATCACCATTTCTGGGAACTTTTACACGAAATTTACTGGTTTCGTTATAGGGTAGTCGTTTATTTATACTTTTTAAGTTACCATTTAAAATACTAAAATTAGAACAGGGAACATTTATTGTTGACATTGTAAAATTGGTATATCTCATGTAAACCTTTTTAAATAAATTTATATTTGGGTTATTATTTAGATAAGAGTCTTCAATTCCTTTAGTTGATAATTGTAGTAAGCCTCCGCCCATTTATATATATTTATATTATCCTTTAATGTAATATACTGAATATTTTACTAAATACATTATGACATGTAAATATTTCAACCGATTTGTTATCAAGACTAAATTTAAATAACCAGTGTCTGGGTATAAATAGAATATTATATTCGCGTAAAACGATATCTATTGCTTGAACTTTGGAGTTATTTTTATCTGGTAATTTATAATGTTTAAATACAGTGTCGTTTGATTTTTTATTATCAAAAAATTCAGAGAACTTAGGATTAATTAATTCTATATTTTGAGTTTTCATGCTTCTTATCATTAAAATTTCACCATTATGAGAAATGTAATCATTTGTTGGATTATACATTGTAAATTTCTTTGATATTGACAAGGGTGAATGTAAATTATATTTTTCCACATTATCTTTTAGACTAACTTCTTCTATAAACGTTATTATAAGTGGATTAAGTTGATTATACAATTCATTTCCATTTGTGTAATCGAGTTCTTGTTGTTGAATTTCATAACCATCAGCTTTTAATTTATATTTTCTGTAATGCATTATTAATAAAACTATTGTAGTTAAAATAAAAATTTTAGTGTATAATCTCATTTACTATAAATGAATATTTACTTTTTTTAATTTAAACACTATAACTATTTAAAGTTTATTTAATATTATTGATTATAATAATGTCTACTGAAAGATTAACAGCAAGAGTAAAATGGTTCAATCCTCGTGCGGGATATGGATTCCTTACCGATTGTAAAAACGCTGACGACGTATTTGTTCATCATACGGAAATTACAACATCAGGAAATGTATACAAAACACTCACCGCCGGAGAGTATGTAGAGTATGTTACTACCACTGACCCCACAGGAAAAGTTCTCGCAAATAACGTAACTGGTATTCTTAAAGGTCCGCTTCTCTGTGAAAGACCAAGGCCTAAGAAAAAAACTAAAGGACCAAGAGGAGACGAAGATGAAGATTCCGGTCCTGAACAAGCTGTAGGAGATCCCACTTCTGCTGCTCAATAAACAATTATATTTATATAAAGTTTTATATATAAATATATCTATGTCTAGTAATAATAATTTTACCAAAGATTTAATTGTAGGAGGTTTCGCTGGAGGATTTTCAAGAACAGTAACTTCACCTTTAGAAATTACTAAAATGTTACAGCAAAATTACCCTAATAATTTTGGTAAAAAATCGACTAGGTCTATCATAAGAGATGTCTATAAAAGTAATGGTATGAAAGCTTTATTTAAAGGTAATCTTACTAATTGTTTAAGGATCGTTCCTCAAAATGCTTCACAATTGGCTTTCTATAATTATTTTCGTGAAAACATGAATAACTCCTTCCCCGAATATAAAAATACTAATTCTTTTTTATCAGGGTCTTTTGCTGGAATAATTAGTTATAGTCTTATTTATCCTCTTGAAACTGCCAGAAGTAAACTATCTGTTGATATTTCCGGCTCAAATAAACAATATAATAGCTTATGGTCAACTCTTAAATATTCAGCAAGAACTAATGGTGTAAAAAGTCTTTATAACGGATGGTTAATATCTTCATTAGGAATGATACCATATCAAGGTATTACTTTTTCAACATACAGCTATATGAGAGAAAAATACAATCCTGAAAATAATAAATTAATCAATTTACCTATTGGGTCGTTGGCTAGTTTATTTGCGGTAACTGTTACCTATCCATGTGATGTAATTAAAAGAAAATATCATCTTTCAGGAGAACTTGGAAATATTAAATATAATAGTTATAGTCAACTTTTAAAATCAATGTTTAAAGAGAGTGGTATAAAAGCTTTTTACACAGGAATTATACCCTGTTATCTAAAGATGATTCCATCCAGTGCGATATTTTTTTTCACGGTTGAATTATTCAAGTAAATTTGATATTTATTTATATTAATTCTTTATTAATAAATATTTTATGAGTGTTGAACAAACAGACTGGAAACTAAAAGAGACTTTAGGTAATTATAAAAATGAAGGTGACCAATTTAATGTATATGAAAATTGTTCACTAAAAAAACCTGCTGATTATAATCCTGATATAGATATTATCTGCTATAAATCAAATTCTTCAGCATATAATGGGTATAACCAACATTATAATACAGGAAATAACATTTATGATAAATGTATTCAAAAGATTGTAACAAAAGGAACAATTCATCCTGTTGGTAATAAAAGGAAGACACCTCATAATATTAAATTAGAGCTTAAAGAGCATCAAAAAAGAATTTTACATGAAATGCTTGAAAGAGAAGATTACGAATACAGACTTTTAGATTCTCAAAATTTACTATTCTTGTGTGATAATGTAGGTAGTGGAAAGACTATTTCTATTCTTTCACTTATTGCGGAAAGACCCCAAGTTAAAAAAGTTTGGAAAAATAAGTATTATCTACCAAGATCAAAATTGAATAAATACGAACAAGAAAAATACAAAGTTACGGGAGTTACATTTAGTAATAGTTTGCATGTATTTAATTCAAATCTTCTAATTATTCCACATGGAATATTTAACCAATGGGAGAAATACATTGGAGAAAATACAAATATTAAATACTATGTTATAGGAACTAAAAAGAATATGAAAATGGATAAAGAGACTTATGATAAGGTTTTGAATGAAAACAGCATTATTTGTATAAAATCTACTATGGTAAAAGAATTTGTAGGTATTCTTAATTCATATTATGGTCAAACTGGTTGGAATATTGATCAGAATAATACTGTTCAGAATACCGACGACTTTAAATCAACTAATATTTCGGGAATAACAGGTGAAGTTAGGAAAGAAGCGAAACAGTTTATTAGTAATTTTACAAGTAATCCATGTAAAGATATTATGGACAGTTTCTTAGATAAAATTAATAAAATTAATGAAATGATTGATTACAAAGCATTGGGAGAATCAGGTAATATTGTAACATGTGATGAGTTTAAACATATCGCGGGGGGTGGTATGTGCCCAAATACACCAAGCGGATATATTTTCCAGAGAGTTATTATTGATGAAGCTGATTCTATTCACATTCCAGCATTCCCAACAATTCATGCGAAGTATACCTGGTTTGTAACATCGTCTATTAATAATTTGTTGTATCCACATAGAAAAGATAGGTGGGATCCAGGTAATAATAAATATGAAACTATATCCAATGGTATTAGGGGAACAGGGCTTATTAAAGATTCACTATTAAATGCTGTTGATTGGCAAAGACCTTCTAACTCATATTATAAAGGATATAATAGTTGTCGTATTTTTAAAACTATTGTAAGAAATCACCTTAAGTTTATTAAAGAGTCGATTTATATCCCGAAGCCTATTGTAAAATATCACAAATGCTTTACTCCGCCAGAACTTCTTGCTATTACAAATGCGGTAAACAAGGAAGCTTTGAAAGCATTAAATGCTGGTGATATTAAAAAAGCTATGAGTATGATAGGATGTGAATCTTCTACAGAAGATGATATTCTTAAATCTGTAAATGATAAGTTGTATAAAGAACTAGAAGTATGTAAATCAAATCTTTTAAATAAAAATAGTCTTTTACAAGCAGAGGAAAACAATATGGAAAGTGTAAAAGTAATGTTACAATCGGCTAAAGAAGAGAACTTTGATAAAGAATTTATCTTGGATCTCACAGAACAAAAGAACTATGTAAGTAATAGAATCAATAGCATCAAATCATCTATTAAAACATGGACAGATAATATTAATGGATTCGAATCTAAAATCAAAGGTATTGAGGAAAGAGTAAGCGGTTGTGAAAATAAAGTATGTCCTATATGCGCTTGTAATGTAACGGCACCTGCTCTTACTCCTTGCTGTAGAAATGTATTCTGTGTAAAGTGTGTATCAATGTCACTTGAATATTCTAAAGAATGTCCTTTGTGTAGACAACCACTTGAACTTAAAAAATTAAATATTATTGTATCTGAAAAAGTAAATTCAGACGAAAAAGATGTTGTTTTGCCTACAAAAATTGACAATATTATTACACTTCTAAAAGTAAATCCTGATAAAAGAGCTATGATTTTCTCGGAGTTTACTAATGCTCAAGCATTTATGGAACTCAAAGAAAAACTGAAAGAGATGAATATTAAATATGAAGTTCCCTATGGGTCTTCTGGAAGAATTTCAAATATAATTAAAAGATACAAAGAAGATAAGGAGCATCGGGTTCTTCTTCTTAATGCAAATTGTTTTGGTGCGGGCTTAAATCTTCAATTTACCGATGAAGTATATATATTCCATAGAATGAGTGTAGACCTCGAAAATCAGGTAATTGGACGTGCTCAAAGAATGGGACGAACAGGTCCTCTTAATATTCATTATATGTGTTATGAAAATGAATATCCCGAAAATTATGATAATAATTCTAAAGAAGATACTAATAGTAATGACGCCTCAATTGTAAATCAATATTTAGATGATGGTAATGAAACTGTCGTCAATACTATACCCTCTCCTAACTCTCCTAAGATTGATCAACCTAATACATCTACGTAATTTTAATATTAGTGAAGTTTATTGAAAATTAATTTAGCTAACTCATTATTTTTAATAAAAATATATATATATGACTAAATCTTGTCCACAACATGGGGCTAATTGTGATATGCGTTGCAGAGACCCAAATGTAGATAACGGAATGATGACTAAAGTATGGGGACCAGCCGGTTGGCTTTTTTTACATTGCGTTACATTTGGATATCCTTATGCTATCAATCCTGAAAATCTTGATCACGCTTACAAACAAGACCATTATAAAACTTTTTTTAATCTTGTAGGATATATCTTACCTTGTAAATACTGTAGAGAATCTTATATTGAATTTGCCAGAGAAACACCTATTGATAATTTTTTATCAACAAGAGAAGACCTTACTAAATGGCTTTATACTATACACAATAAAGTTAATAAAAAACTTGGAGTAGCACACGACTGTATTCCAACATTTAAAGAAATTCAAAAATTCTATGAACAATTTAGGGCTAAATGTAAAAAGACTAGTGAAGAAGAAAGAAAAATGAATAAAGAAAAAGGCTGTGTAAAGCCTGCTGACGGAACTCCAAAAAAATGCGTTATTAATGTTGTTAAATGTAAAGAAAGTGATGTCACCAGAAGACATAATTCTATTGTATATAATAATTCACCAAGTATATTGGATAATTCTGAATTACTAAAGGGAATTACTAATTGGAAAAATTGGATTGTTCCATTTGTAATTTTATTAATATTAAATATTTTCTTGGTTAAAAGAGGTTAATAATTATTTAAATAGGTTTTCATAAGAAGAATTTCTCTTTCTTGATTGTAAATTATATCTTTTGCTAATCTATATAATTTAGCATCTTTTTTAACAACATCATTTTTTATAAGTTTATTAGTAGTTGTCAATGCGGTAGAATGGTGAGGTATCATTCTTTTCAACCATTGTTTTGTTGTTACAAATAATTGGTCTCTTAATAAGAATTTAGCAGTAAACATAGACATTATTATACCTATAATAAATATTTTTGAGTCAAAATGCCCCATTTGTAAATAATGAACTATTTGATGCCCCCAAACCATATTAGACGCCATCATAATACCTCCATAAAATAAAGTAGTAGAATTATAAAGATGATTTAATTTGTATGCTAACATACTCATAGGATTAAAAAGCATTCCTATAATAACCATAATTATAAACATTATTAGTTGATCTTTGAATGAATTCATTTTATAATTAATAAATATATTTTATATCTTATAAATAAAATTATTTTTTTATATTAAATGAACAATACAACTTTTATATTGTTAACAATGTTAATAGTTTGTTGGACTCTTAATCCATTTTTAAAGAAATTAATGGGTTCCAAATTACCAGCGAATGAAAACATGATATTTAACCACTCTTTATGCACAATTATTATTGTAACTTATACAGCTTATCTATTACTTAATCATAAGTGCGATATATCAAAAATTAAGGCTCTTAGTAAGAAAGATGTTATACTGGGTGTAATTACCTCTGTTATAACTGTAGCTTCATCTCTATTACTTATTAAGATACTTCAAGAAAACGAAGCTTCACAAGTAATGCCTCAAATTCAGCCTTGTGTATTATTATTAACATTAATTATAGGATACTTTTTATTTAATGAAAAAATGACAAAAAATAAAATTATAGGTGCAGGAGTAATAACAATTGGATTATTTATAATTAATAAAAAAGATTAATTCCTATACCTAAATTTTTCCCTATGTTGTGCGGCACAGTACGGTTTAGAATAATCGCCAATATTAGCGAAATCAAAGTTAATAACATGAGTTCCGCTATCTTTTGTTGTTACTAATATAGCAAATTCTTTTAACGTTGTAGGAGTTTTCATTTTAAGAAAATAATTAGCTTCATAATGATCCTCTAATTCGTTCATAATTAGATCAAGAGTATCTTTATTATTATTTATTACATTTAATCTTAAAGATTTAATTAATTGAGTTTTCCAATCCGATATAGTATCTATACTTAGATCTGTAAAAGAATCAATTCTATTAAGAAATCTTCTATATAAATAATCTATATCCGATGCCTTATATACTTTGTATGTAGTTTTAATACCTATACTTAGCATGTATTTATTAATTTTATCGATTTTGTCAGGAGAAAGACTCTGTATATCTACACTTTGTTGTTCTTGATTTCCAAAATGTATTACTAACCCCATAGTATACATCTTTCTCATACTCTCAAAAATATCTTTAGCATTATTTCTAACATCTGTCAAAGATAATTTATAATGGAATGGTTCCTTTAGCTCAGCCTTAAATAATTCTTCAAGAGTTCCTATTTTATCTTCATTAGCAGACATTGTATATATTAATAAATAAAATTTTTATTAAAATATAATTTATTACTTATGAAATTGAACACCAACCTCCCCAAGTAGAAGGCTCATCTTCATCAAGGTTTATCTTTTCAACTTCAGCAGAATCATCTTCTAAGGTTATTAAATCTTCTTTAGGTTTGTCTTCAATATTTTTATTACTTGTCTTAGAAACAACTGTTTCGATTATATCATCAACAATTTTTCTTGCGGTAGATTCCATTTCCGAGGTATCATTTTCATGAATAATTATTTTTGGAGCTGATATATTTTTCTCAATGTTATAAATAGTTTCAAAATTAGATTGATCTACTACATAATCTTTGATAATATCTAATTTATGCTCCTCTTTAATCGTTAATAATTTGTTACCATTTTCAAGATCAGATAAATATCCTTCAGTAAGTTCTGTTTCTTCATTAATTGGAATATCTATATACTTAATTTCGCGTATAAGATTTTGAGGAGTAATTATATCATATTTTAGTTTTGAAGGAATAACAATAGTATATTCACGTGTAGTTAAATCATAATCATATTGCTTAAGTGTTGTTAATTCCTTAAATACGTGTCTTCTGTTTTGATTATTAAAGTATTGGAAGACAAGTGTCTTTTTATCTATATTAACAACGTCTCCTTTGATAAGTTTGATTTTAGAAGCAGTAGTATCATTTTCAATATCTTTTGATTTGTTTTTAATCCAATCTCTTTGTTCATATTGATAATCTAATTCATCATCTACGTTATTAAAATCATCTTCAAATGTTTTAACAATATTTTTACTATCAAAGTTATTATTGATTAAAAAGTCAGACGGCTCATATTTGAATTGAAACATAGGATTAAGATATGGATTACGAGCTATTGATCCCGGATAATGACTCATGGAAGAGGGTAATTTGTAAGGTGAAATGTCATATCTGCTTTTTTTATTTCTATAGATAGGCTTATATTGGTTAGCATAAGCAGTGTCAATGGGTGGTAATACAACAGGATATTTACCTAATTTATTATCATACCAAAGGTTATTTTTGAATTTAGAGTTGATATTTCTTTTTTTATTTGAGGTATTATATGAATTATACATATAATATATCATATATTTTAATTAGATTAATTTAAATTTACCCTGAATTTACCCTGAACACATTAAACATTCTTCTTCTTTAGGTTGATTTTGAACTTCAATACTAAATGTTTGTGCTTTTGTAACAGCTCGTCTTCTTAAATAATATATACCTGTTTTAAGTCCCTTTTGCCAGGAATAAAAATGCATAGAAGATAACTTACTTATATCAGGGTTTTGAATCCATAAATTAAGACTTTGCGACTGACATACATATGCTCCTCTGTCAGCAGCTTGGTCAATTAATGATTTCATGGATAAATCCCATGCGATTTTATAAGTCGATTTAATTATTGTAGGTAAATCAGTCATCTTTGAAATAGAACCATTATCTAGAATAATAGCATCTTTAAGGTCTGAGTTCCATAGTTTAAGTCTAATCAAATCATCTTGTAAATATTTATTAATTACTAAAAATTGACCTGCGAGAGTTCCCCTTGAATAAATATTAGATGTAAAAGGCTCAATACATTCATTGTAACCCATAATTTGACTAGTCGATGCTGTAGGCATAGGAGCAAGCAATAATGAGTTTCTTATACCATATTCATTAATTTCACTTCTAAGTTTATCCCAGTTAAAGTCTAAATCTCCAACCTTTTTAACTGGTTCCGTTTTCCACAAATCAAATTGGAATTGTCCTTTATGAATAGGAGAATTTATAAATGAAGAGTAGGAACCAAGATGAGAGTCTCTATTTACCTCAGAACGTGTAGGCTGTAATTTATGATAAAGACTGTTTGTTTTTAAATTAGCTAATTCTAAATTTTTATCATAAAATTCAGGTATGACATTTATTTCAGTAAGCCTATTTTTAAATTCAGACATATTTGCGGATCTTTCCTTAGCTAATTCCATACTCTTTTCACACGCGGCATGATATATAGTAGCAAAAATCTCTTTATTAAGTTGAGACGCTTCTTTACTATCAAAAGCATATTTAAACCTAGCATAAACGTCCGCAAGACCTTGAACCCCTATACCCAAAGGTCGATGTCTATGATTGGAAACTTTAGTTTCTTCTACTGGATAAAAGTTAATATTAATAATTTTATCTAGATTTCTTGTAACTACTTTGGTAACTTCATGTAGTTTTTTGAAATCAAATTTAGGTTTGAAATGTGTGTATAACTGATTAAATCCTCCAATATGTTTATCGTTAACGTAAATTTGTGGAACAGTTGTAATTAAATCATCGTCGTCGTCTACATCTCTGTTAAGCTTACCAAAGAAAGCATCTCTCTTAGATTTTTCATCGAGATTAATTTCTTCATATTCAATACCAAATGATTTAAGGTAATTCTTTGAATAGGTGCAGTAAGTGCAGTCTGTTTTAGAATATACTTTTACACTTTTAAGACTATTGGTGTCAAATGGTGTTATAAATGAAGGCAGAGCAATAGAAGATAATGTGCAACAAGCATACTCTTTATGGTCGGAGTATTCTATAATTTCTGTGCATAAATTACTGCTTTTAATTGTTCCAATATTTTGTTGATTTGATTTCAGATTAGAAGCATCTTTGTAACACAAATATGGTGTTCCAGTTTCCATTTGTGAAACCAGAATTTCTTTCCAAATTTGCTGAGCAGGGATTTGCTTAACATGATTATCTGGATCACTCTCGTATTCAATGTATTTCTTCTCAAATTCTTCACCACACAAATCACTTAGGCCTTTACATTTATCAGGGCACATTAATGTCCAAAGTGATTTGGTTTTAACTCTTTTCATAAATAAGTCTGATATCCAAATAGCATAAAATAAATCTCTTGCGCGGGCGTTTTCATCACCATGATTTTTCTTGGCTTCAAGGAAGGCCATAATATCAGGATGATGTGGTTCAAGATATACAGCAAATGAACCATTTCTTTTACCAGACTGATTTATATGTCTTGCTACTTCATTATATACCCTAAGCATTGGCACAATACCATTAGAATGTCCATTAGTGCTTCGGATTCTTGCATTATCTCCACGAATATCATGAATATGTAATCCTATACCGCCCGCCCATTTTGAAATTTGGGCACAATCCGCAATCGCCTTATACATACCACCTACACTATCTTCAACACCTAAAAGAAAACAGCTTAGTAACTGTGGTCTTGGAGTTCCACTATGAAAAAGAGTTGGTGTGGCGTGTGTGAAATATTTTGAAGAAATTAGATCATAAGTTTCCAAGGCATCTTTTACACTATCTGAATGAATACCTATTGATACTCGCATGATTAAATGCTGAACTCTTTCAATTATAACTTTGTTTACTTTCATTAAATAAGCCTTTTCTAGAGTTTTAAATCCAAAATAATCAAAGTTATAATCACGGGAATAATCAATATAATTATTAAATTTTACCTTGTTTTCCATTACAAAGTCATACACTTCTTCTGAAATAAGTGGATATGGTTTGCCATGAACATCTTTGTTGTTATATAGTATATATAGTGTTTCTGAAAAAGAAGGAGAAGTTGTTTTGTGATTATTTGATATGATGATTCTAGACGCCAATTTACTGTATTCAATATGGTCCACACTTTTTTGCGTGCACTGTTCGGCAGCCAATTCATCTAATTCTTTTGTTGATACACCATCATAAATTCTTGAACAAACTTTTTGTGCTATTTCGGTTACATCTATATAATGTAGTTCTGGTTTCATATCACATAAAGATTTTAATCTATTAATAACTTTATCAAATGATACCTCTTGAAAATTTCCATCCCGTTTTTTTACTCGCATTATATATATATATAACAAAACTTTTAGATAATTTTATATACTTAAATTAAGTATTTAAAACCTATGAGTATTTAGAGATGTTACCTATTGTTAGTGATTAACAATTAGCACCATCTTCATTACAAGGAACATTAAGTTCTGTCCATTTTCCCGGTTTAGCCCAAGCACAGTCGGCTTCAAGACCAAGTTGATTTTCACCTAAAACTACTCGAACATACCCCATTTCCCCCCAATATTCTCCCCAACTGTTACGGACATTCCAATATTGCTTATTAGTAGAATTATCATATCCCCATCCAGTAATACTAATAATATGGTCAATATCCTTACTTTCATTAGGCATATCTAAAATTCCTCCTTGATAATTAAGAATAGCGTTAGCATTAATACCGCAAGCAATTGGACCATTTTCATAAATCTCTTGCTGCATAGCAAGATATCCATTAACCCTACCATAATCAGCAATTGTAGCATTAGGATAATAGTTAATTTCTTTACATTTTCCACCTAGATAGCTGAAAGTAGAGCATGTTCTACAAATATTATTCGGCTTACAAGTATAATCTCGACTTTTACAAGCTTTTTCACTAGAATCTTTACTACATGCTTCATAAGCAAGGCATGTATCATAAGGAATAGAACCATAATCGCTGATAAATTCATATGCAGAGTAGTGATCACCTCCATTACAGGAACCTGCTTTTTCTACACCACAATTAAGAATAAATTGGATAGCAAGATTGATATCAATACCTTTGGCATCTCTCGCGATTTTAATACGGTCGCTCAACGAACTTACTGCACCATGTGCCCAACACGAACCGCAATATTGTGGTATATGTTGGTTTAAATTTTTAGTAAGATAATTTGTTTCATTTACATTACCCCAATCCCACCCAGATGGATAAACGGAATATTTTAATTTATTTTTATAATTATCGGTATGATGTGTTTTTTTTAAATAACAAGATTGTGACAGGCTTAAAGCTGACGTAATTGTGATAATAGAAATTAGTTTCATTAAATAATTATATCACTATATTTCTAAGTATTTATCATTAATAAAATATACTATTTATAATAAATGAACAGAGATGCGTTTGTTGTATTATCACACGCAGGCAGTCTGCCACGATATTTTGATGTTAAAGATGGATATACTTTTGTTTTATTTACAGAACCTTATGAATATAATTACGCAGGTAATAATGGTAGTATATCAAAATTAGTTAATTCACCAAATTTTTTAAAAAAAAGTTGTCATAATAAAGTTCCCGCTAAATTAATATCTGATATACATAAAAAAACAGGGACATTTAATAATATAAACCATATATGCTCTAAAACTATTCGTAAAAAATGTGAATTCTGTAAAGAATTAAATAAATTGGTATCATCTACCAATATTAATGTTATAAATGAAGTGCATTTTATAAGACTAAAAACAGGGATTCATACAAATTTTTCAGAAAGTCATAACCCAGGAACATTATATCAATTGTGGGGAATTAAATCGGGTCCAAATAATTATCGGAAAACTTTGAAAGAAATATTTATGATGTTTATAGAAGATATAGAAAATTTACAAAATTTAGATAACGATTTTTTTGATAAAATAAACGAATCCGAAATCTTGAAAAGTTTTATCTTGTTTAAGCAAAAAGAACTTTTAATTGTTTCTTGGAAAGATATTGTTGAACAACGAGAATATTTATTGTACTTTCCTAATTTAACATACATGTTATTTAAATATTATTCTTCTTTATTATGTGATAATTTAGATCTCGAGGAATATCAATTAGATTTCTTAATGCATTATTTACAATTATTATCTCCATATGAAATAAACCGTGAATCTCATGCTCAAAAAGTTAGATATTTACTTCAATCAACCAAATATAATTTTTCTTTTTCCAAAGGACAGCTAATTTGTGAGTCGGACGGATGCCCTATAAACGATTGTGAAGAGAAACTATTTAATAGTTACAATAAAGATAAAATTATTTCTAAGAAGTTAAAATCATATTTTAAATTAAACCCATTACATCTACCTAAAGGAATTTTTACAAAATCTCAATACAAAAGTTTAAAATCTATTAATCATCAAAATCTAGAATATTACAATATTTGTAGAGAAAATAAAATAAACAATGATATTAAATTTTATAAAGAGCTTAGCTTAATTACAAATTGGAAAATAATAAAAAACCGAAATAGTAATATTGGATATTATTTCAAATTAGATAAAGACTTTTACTACAAAAAAAATGGCAAAATTATAAAGGGGTCACTTATAATGAACGAACAGCCCAATAAAATTTCATCTACGAGAAATTATTTTGGAAGAGGAACTATAGGTATACCCTACAACAACCACCATAATAGAAGAATATTAGAAGTAGCAGATCAATTTGCTGAAAAACCAAAGAATGATTTTTATGTAACCGTCTATGGGTCTAAAGCCCAATATGATGTAAACTATAGACGTATGCAAGATATGAAACTTGATTTTACTCCATTACTTCAATTGGAGGGTCAGGATAATGATTTT